CATAACCAAACACATCAAGGAACTTGGGAAATCTTCATCCAGCACAGCTAAAAAGCCAGCGGCTGACAAAAAGATCTATGCCTTTTGGTGTGATAGTTGTCATGAGATTGTTGAAGGTAGTGATAAGCCTGAAACCTGCGGATGCGGAGTAAGTCATTTTCACATGGCAATAAATCGCGATGCAGCAGAAAAGGCTATAGCAGCAATGACGCCTGAAGAAACCAAAGAATACAACTACTGGACCTGTAAAGACTGCGGCTGGAATCATCAAGCCAAAAAAGCGCCCGGTGAATGCGAGTCCTGCGGAGCAAAAAAAGGCTTTGATCCTCACGAAACAATGATGGAAGGCGAAGCTGTTTTTGAAAAGAAGCAGCTGGCAAATGACATAAAAAAAATCGCCGGCTACATAAAAGACTGTTTTGGCTCAAGCAACCAGGCGTCTATCTGCAAGCAGATCAGCATGATCCTGGACCGCAAGATTGAAGCCAGCGCCGACCTGGATCCTGACGAAGAGGTTCCAGATTTGCTCGAAATGCTTGCTACCGCAGCAGAAATCAAAGTCAAAGATGAGCGCAAGCAATTCATTGAAGCGTGGAAACAGGCGCGAAAACCACAACAGGAGGCAGCTGCAGCATGAAAGCGAAATTCTCAATAATCGGCAACCTTTGCCGGGATCCTGAAATAAAACACACCGGCAGCGGCACGACCGTTGCGAATATGAGCGTTGCATGTAATCGCTCAGTGAAAAAAGGTGATCAGTGGGAGAAAGAAGTTTCATTCTTCAACGTTGTCATGTTCGGTAAGCAGGCTGATGTCTGTAATAAATTCTTAAGCAAAGGTGCCCGTGTTGGCTTTGACGGCTACATGCGCCAGGAATCCTGGGAAAATCAAGAAGGACAGAAGCGCAGCACAATCAAGTTTTACGCCCTCGAATTGTATTTCCTGAGCAGCAAGAAAGAAAGCTCCGGCGAAGATTTCAGTGACAATGCTAGCGATGCAAGCGACGAAATACCGTTTTAGCCTGGGAGGTTGTGACTTATGCCATTAAATGAAATTGAAGTTGCCGGCAGCTCGATCTCGATGCAGGTCTGCCATACAAGTTTTGATCCAGAAGAAATTTACAAGCGGATCCAGAATGAAGGCGAACAATTCGATATTGAAAACGAAACCCCAGGGTTTCATGATGTTGAATTTGATTCCGGCCTGCTGCGTGGCTATTACTCCGGCATCGTTCCTTTTGAAGTTGAACATCTGGATCCAGTTGAAAAATTTACAAAGAAAGAACTTTTTAAGCGGATAGAATCTGCAGAGTTCATTTCCGACGGCGAATTCGTGTTTGCCTGGGGAAAGTCAGGCCCGATCAAAGGTCTGGCAATGAATCTTTCTAGAGTGTCAGACTCAGAATGTGGTTGTGCAAACTTTGAATTCAATGATCTATTCAATATTCAAAACCGCATGGCCAAGCTGAAGTCTATCACAGTTAAAAATCCTAAAGAATGCGAAGTAAGAACTTGCCGCTTGTCCGGAGGAATTGAAGAATACACAACATTTAACGTTGTAAACAATAATCACGGCATTAATTCAGTAACGGGTCTAATAACAACCCCCATGGGAAGCATGACACTGACAGCCACGCAAAAGGGCAGCATTCGCCTGGGCGTTGCAAGAGGCATGATTATTAACTTCGATTTGCTCACATGGATCGTGAAGCTTATTTACGGCAAAGTCTGCGAAAAGAACCTTTTCAACAGTGACTTTGAGGATCCGCCAGAAAGAAACAGGCTGACCGACGAAGAGCTTGTGGAGCATATAGAGCGCGTGCAAGCTCACCAAGACAGAAAAGAAGCCGAAAAGGGCGGCTTTCCATAGATTCCTTTCCTTGCCCAGGGGAGGGTTAAGAGCTCTCCCCCTTCTCGGCCCCAGGGTAGCATGGTCGCTCTCCTGACTTGCAGCCGGTTCAACTCCGGCAGGGGTCACTGACGGGATAAACAGATCTTTGCCAATTAAATTAATCCCTTGGCCAGGGGCAAAACACATAGAACTGATACCGCATGCCGGGTTGGGCTGGCATGCAAACACATATAGAAATTGCTCGCCCCTGGCACCCCTCAACCCTTCTTGAAAGGAGCTTTAAGATGGAAATCTTTTCTGAGGATGAGTTTGAGGCTGTGCCGAAAATTCAAAAACGCACCAGGCTAAGCTTTGATGAAATTATGGATGCAATTAAGCGCGGCCTTGCAGATGGCACTGTCGTTGGAAAGCAGTTTTCACATGGTGACATGTATACCTACCCAGGCTTTAAGGCCAAGCGCTTATTTGACTACTGATCGAGGCGATATTGGATCGCTTTTACAGGGTTCGAGTCCCTGCCCGGTCACTGGCGCCAGACGGCATTCTGGCAAACAAGCGGAAGATGTTTCCACTACTATCCGCACGAAAGGAGTTTTTCGGTTGAGAACTTTGCCCTGAAAACAGGGCTTTTTTGGAGGGGTGGCGAAATTGGAAAAGCTACCAGTGATTAGCCTGGAGAGAGTGGCCGATGCTCTAGGCGTGGCCCAGACTGGGAATTTGCAGGTTCGAATCCTGCTCCCTCCATTGATCCGGCACCTGATAACAAGCGTGTTGTAAAAAAGGAGGACGCTACTGGAAAGGTGCTACCAGTAGACCTGAGTTGTCCGGGACAGATGAATATGCGGGAATCAGACATTGACAACTACCCGCAACGCGCTAGAGCGGTTATGAGACTGCCCAGCTCCTGGCGGTGAATTCTAGCGATGGAGTAGGCAAGGACGGCAACGGAAGCCGTATCGCCAGAAGCGAATGGACAGAAACCATTTGCACTGTAGAAATACCGGAGTTTAGGCCCGGGGCGATTAAGCAGACCGCGCGCAAAACAGCGGGTTCGATCCCCGCCCTTGCCGCTGATGAGTTGGTCGCAGGCTGTGCCGGGCCGCTCACAGAGACTAGCGTGCTTGTTGTGAAATAAGCACGGGGGAAAATCATTTTTATTGCCATGCTCGGTCAGGGACAATCCCCTGGCCGGGTAACTACAAAAAACATGGAAACAGATCTTGAACGAATTGCCAATTTCTTAGAACAACCAGACATCTGGGAAAAGTTTATTGACGACTGCTGTAACGGCAATAACGCCTGGGCAGAGTCATTAACGGACAAATTACGAAAACTGAAGGAGACAAAATGAATTCTGAACAGAAAATCGAAAAAGAAATCCAGGAAAAGAATCTGAACGCACCAAGATTAAGCCCTGAGGATATCGACAGGGTTATAGTCGATGAATCTTACACAACGCTTCCCAGAGGTAAAGCAATGATTTGTGAGCTGACTCTAAAAAATGGCTTTTCTGTTCGCGGAGAATCTGCGTGTGTAAGTAAAGAGAACTTCAACGAAGAAATCGGGCGCAAGATTGCCAAAGAAAACGCCAGAAACAAGATATGGGAACTGGAAGGTTATTTATTACAACAAGGTTTAATGCCAACGACCCTTGATACTCGACAAGTTGCAAAGGTTTGCCATGAGGTTAACCGAGCCTATTGCAAGACTCTTGGCGATAACTCTCAGCCCTCATGGGAGAATGCTCCTGCATGGCAGAGAGCAAGCGCAATAGATGGAGTTCACTTTCATTTAAGCAACCCAGATGCAGGCCCAAGCGCCTCTCATGAAAAATGGATGGCAGATAAAGAGGCTGACGGGTGGAAGCATGGCCCGGTTAAAGACCCCGAGAAAAAAGAGCACCCCTGTATGGTGCCTTATGGGCAATTGCCAGCAGAGCAACGAGCAAAAGATTATCTTTTTATCGCTGTAGTTAAAGCCATGTGCTACGGGCACGGATATTAATAACTGATCGCTGAAACAAATTATTAATCAGACATGATTAAAAACAATCAAATACTACCGCGAATCATTGTAGACACCAGAGAACAAAGACCTTATAAGTTTTCTGGCCGCCAAACCGTTTCTAAGAAACTCGACATCGGTGACTACAGCCTTGAAGGCTTTGAAGATCACTTTGCCATCGAGCGCAAAGAAATGAACGATTTCATCAGCTGCATGATCAACAAGTCAGAATGCAAAAATCGAGATCGTTTCGTTCGCGAGCTGGAGCGAGCAAAAGAAAAATTGCATCGGCTCTGGATTCTTGTCGAGTGCGACTTTTCACACGTTCTACGCGGGAACTTCCGGTCTGAATTGAAGGTAGCATCTGCCGTGGCCACAACCCTGGCCTGGCAGAATCGCTACCCAATTCAGGTTGTGTGGGGCGGTAATCGCGCACAAAGTGCAAGACTTGCTGAAAGAATTCTGGAGCGCAGTTACAGAGACGTTTGCGACCAGAAAGTAAATTGTTGCAACAAAATCAGCGTTAAGTAGGAGAAGAAAAAAAATGGCAGCACTGGCATTTCAAAAAAATCTTGATGGCACAGCGTCGAACCTGAGACTGAAAGAGATCTTTGCTATCGAGCCAAAAGCAAAAGCCTTGTTTGATCTTTGTGTTTGTCACGGCCTGGCAAGTCCGCTTGATGATCCGACCGTGAATTTTAACAAATCTATTTTGCCAAAGATAAAAAGTCTCGTCGGGTGGGATGCCCAAAATCCAGTGCTGTCAGCTCCGGAAACTTTTGAAACGCTGCATAAAGCATGCCTCGACGCGGCGAACTGCTGGATCTACTGGCGCAACATTAAAGACAAAAAATGGGGCTGGGCCGCATTTAAAAAGAAATTCGGAAAAGCGCCTAATTTTTCAGGCATGGGACCTTTCGGGAGATAACATGGAAAAGCTTTTAATTAATAAACGTGGCGAGCCGGTATTTGCTGCTATTACCGACCTGAAAAAATCCGGACTTACGAAAGAAACGATTCAGGCCGCCGGCATAAAAATATTTCACGGCCGCCAGGACGATCTTAAAAAAGTGCTCGGCTTTGCGAACATGAACAAGCAATCGATACTGCAGATTACAGACTTATTGCAGTTTCCATATTTCAATCAGGACGGCTCTATTGCTCTGTCTCGATTTAAGCCAGTTCCTCAGATTGATGATAAACGAAAATACCTGCACCCGCTTGGCCAGCCGGCAATACCATACATTCTGCCGGCAGTGTGGGCCGTTAAAGACAAAACCAATAAACCAATCTGGATAACTGAAGGCGAAAAGAAAGGCTTAAAACTCATTCAGCATGGCCGCCACGCGATTGCATTGCCTGGCGTATGGGCATTTAAGGCCGGGAAAGATAGCGATGTGCCGGCCAGCTCTAAAGAATGGTGGGCGGCATTGAGGCTTTTTTCGTGGCACGGCCGCACGGTTTACCTGGCATTTGATATGGACTTGTGGACAAACCCCCAGGTGAGATACGCGCAATATGAACTAGCGGTTAAACTGCTGGCGTTTGGCGCTCTGGTTAAATTCCCGAAATGGGAAGAGGGCAAAGGCATTGATGATTATCTTGTCGCACGTGATAACAATCCGGAAGAAAGCTTAAGCCAGCTTGAAGAAAATGCCAGGGCATTAGAGGATTTCGCAGAAGCCGGACACCAGGCAGAACTGCTGCGCGCCCTGGCAAAAGTTAATTTGTCGCCAGTTCTTGCTGAGCAGATCGCGCAAAAGATAGCAAAGACTCTGAAAGTTAATCGCTCTACTGTAAAAAAACAGCTTGCTGTGCTGAAAGGCAATAAAAGAGGCGGAATGGAAGAGTTTTTTAATCGCTTCGTGCTGATCCGCGCCACCGAATCTGTAATCGACAACGTGACAAAGAAGGCAATTAAAGTAAGAGCGCTTGGACTTGAATTTCCTGACATGATTGAAGTTTGGCGGCAAAGCACTAATAAAACGGTCATTGATGCTGAAAAGATTGTTTTTAAACCGCAGGGTTGTGCTGAAGACGAAATTAATCTGTTTCGCGGTGTCGATTTCCAGCCCAAGGCCGGGCCGGTCTCGACGATACTTGAGCTTATCCGGCACTTGTGTCTTGATGATGATGAGTTGATGCACTGGCTGTTGTGCTGGCTTGCATATCCGCTGCAAAATGTGGGTGCAAAAATGCGCACCACAGTAGTTTTTCATGGCGGCCAGGGATCCGGTAAGAATTTAATATTCCAGGATCTAATGTGCGGAATTTACAAAGATTACTCTACTTATCTTACTCAGGAGAGGCTGGAGGACAAATATACTGACTGGATGAGCGGCAAACTTTTTATCGTGTGCGATGAAGTTCTGGCCAACAAAGGCAAGGGCCGTCATGCTAATCAGCTCAAAACTTATATTACGCAGCCTATCGCGCCAGTGCGCCGCATGTATGAACCGGCACGCGAAGAAGAAAATCACGCAAACTTTGTTTTCTTGTCGAACGAGACTTTGCCTGTGCTTATTGATCCGGATGATCGACGTTATGTAATTGTTCGCCAGGAGAACAAATTAGAGAAAGATTTTTATAAAAAGTGTGCGGGGGAAATATATAGTGGCGGCCAGCAGGCTTTTGCTGACTTCCTTTTGAAATACGAACTTGGCGAATTTAATGAGCATACTGAGCCAATGATGACAGCCGCCAAAGAAGAATTAATTGCCTTGTGTGAACCTGGGCCGATAAGGTTTGCCAAGCTTTGGGCTGCGGGCGAACTTGAGTTTCCTTTTTGCACATGCACTTCTGAGCAGCTTTACAATGCTTTTGTGCTCTGGAATTCATATTCAAATGAATACGGATCCACCAGCTTTCAAAGATTTTCAACTGAAATGGGGCGCGTGGTGAATTCAAGAAAGATCACTGGTATCGCAAAAGGAAAGCCCCGATGCTCAAACGGCGGAAAAGTTTCGCAGCGCAAGGGTTGGATAGTGGATTTGAGAAAAGAAATCCTGGAGCAATATTTCGCCGCTAATGTTTTTGAGCCCACCGAAATAGATCAAACGGGGCGGTTTCAGGTTGCGCTGGAAGAGTTCCGAGAGAAGATCGAATCAACGAGAGTGCGGTTTAAGTGATGTGACCATGTGACGGGTATGTGACGGGTCATGTGACCACTTATGTGACGGTCTTTAGCCTTTTCTCTTGCGCGTTTCAGGGCATGTGACGGCAAAAAGTGCCATTTTCAATTTTTCACGGCAAAAGAAAATTTTTAAAATTTATTCTCACGTGAAAAATAATAACCGGTCACAATGGTCACACCAGTCACATAGAGGTATAAAACAATGATTAATAAAGGTTTTGGGAATGTGACCACTTATGTGACCACCTTAACGAATGTGACGGGTTTAGGGGTAAAAAATGCAAATTGAAATGAATGAACAGCAAAAAAATCTGGTTAAGCAGGCTCAAAAGCTTATCGCTGCAAATCATATCTTCTCTGAAGACCTTGAAAAAGCAGTCAATACGCTTGAATACTCAAAAACCGTTTCTGTTCTTGCTTTTGAATTTGCCGTGGACATATTGCGGGACACGGTCCAGGACGCAAGATATTTTAAAGGTGAAAGATGTTAACAGCCCCCTTTCCTTACTTTGGCGGTAAGCGCAAAATTTCCCAGCTTGTCTGGGAGAGGCTTGGCAACGTCAACAATTACGTTGAACCTTTTGCCGGATCCCTGGCCGTTCTGTTGGGCCGGGCAGAATATGGAACGATTGAAACCGTCAATGATATTAACGGCTGGATAACCAATTTTTGGCGGGCCGTGAAAGCAAATCCAGATGCGGTGGTGTCTATATGTGATTGGCCGGTAAACGAGCTTGATCTAAATTCCCGCCACTCTTGGATGATCGACCAATTTCCTGACCTCACGAAAAAGCTTCGCGCTGATCCGGAATACTTTAATCCAGAGCTTGCCGGCTGGTGGGTCTGGGGACAATGTGCCTGGATAGGTGATGATTGGGCGTGTGAGCGCAGGAACAGAAAAACACAGAATATGCCCTCAACTCACGCCAAAGGATTAAATTCAAGGCCCCACCTTGGCCGGGGCTCAGGCATTAATGCCGTTGCCATGCGCGACAATCTTATCAAAACCTTCAGGCGACTAAGCGACAGGCTGAGGTTCACGCGCGTGTGTTGTGGCGACTGGTCTAGAGTCTGTAACTATTCTACTTTAGATTTTCATGGCTTAACCGGCGTCTTTTTTGATCCGCCCTATTCGGTCGCAGATCGCGCGGATTGTTATCAATTCGACTCACGAAAGATTGCAAAAGATGTGGCCGCATGGTGTCTAGCTAACCAGAACAATCCGAAGCTGAGAATTGCGCTGTGCGGCTACGAAGGCGAACACGAATTGCCTGATTGGGAATGTATTGCGTGGTCAGCTGGTGGCGGGTATGGCAATAAAGCCGGCAATCAAAATCGGCATAGAGAAAGAATTTGGTTTAGTCCCGGTTGTAACAAAGTTCAGCAGCTGGACCTATTCCAGCAAACAGCATAAGGAGGCAAGAAGAATGTTTTTGAAAACTCTACAAATTGAACAAGACAGATGGAATATGCGCAACTTCGGCAAGCAATCAGGCGAGCGTATGCTTATTGGTGTGATGGAAGAACTTGGCGAGTTGTCTCACGCACAACTGAAAGCATCTCAAAGCATTAGGGTAAATGAAGATCACGAAGCGGCAAAAAAAGATGCAGTCGGCGACATTGTTATTTACCTGGCCGGTTACTGCAATTCCGAAAACATAGATTTTGCGCAAGCCGTTGAAGATGCCTGGCATGAAGTTTCAAAAAGAGACTGGCAAAAAAACAAGATAAATGGCGCAGGCCCGGAAGAGGTGAAAACGTGAAATCAGAACGGTGCCATGACTGTGGGCGGCAGTTTCTTTCAAAACATGGAAACAAGAAATACTGCAAAGATTGCTACTCAAATCATCGATTCGCCACCGCGCCAGACCCTGTTTATAAGGGAGTATGCGTGTGCTGGTATGACGGACTTGATTACATGGTTCATGAATGCGATGTGCGGCGCAAGCTTGCAAGAAAGAGACTTGAAGAAGGTAAGCCATATCAAATGCCCCAATGCCTCGACTGCTTTCCTGGCAAGTCAGAAGTTATTATAAGCAATTTCAGGTGTTCTTACTGCGGAAAAGAGTTTCTGCCAAGCAAAAAAAACAAAAGTGCCTGCAGCGATGAATGCCGCATTAAACGCAACAACAATTCAGCCAAAAGCCGGCAAAAAAGCAAAAAGAAAGGCAGGAAGAAAAATGAGCGCACCAGCAAAACTGGAATGTCCTAAATGTGGGGGGCTAAGCATCGTCAGGGAAAGGCGAATGAATGGAAATACAATGTGCTACGGGTGTGGGCTGTCATTACCACATAATCAGTGGGACGATGCCCTGGTAAATAAGCAAGAGCAGGGCGCCGGAACAACTGATATTGAAAAAGTATTGTCGGCTGAGCTAAGAGCTGAGCGTAGGCGTAACGAGACGCTTCAAGATGAAATATTTAAGCTTTTGTCAGAAAAGCGCGAACTTAAAGTCAAATTAGAAAAACTGTTGGAGAACAACCGTATTAAAAGCTTAACCCCCTGAAGTGTAATTCCAAAACAGGATAAAAAATGAACAAATTAGCTTATGCAGATTTTACAGGAGAAAAAGAAGAGCTGCTTGTGCAAAAGCTCGAAGCATCACCTCTGCCAGATTTGCTTCGACTAGTTTTTAGTGAAGAAGAGCGTGAAATTTATCAGCTGTACAGAGCCGGAATGAGTTTGGCGAAAATAGGGCAGGCCCTTGGACAGGATCGACTACAAATCTATAAAAAGCTTTGCATTATTAAGTCTAACATTCGCTTTTTACTGAAAGTTAAGAAAGTGATAAAAATCCTGCCGCGACTAATCAAAGATTTTTGTCCTCCAGAATGTCCCTTCCGTGAGTAAATCAAACAAGATTACAAAGTATTACCGACTTTAAAACCCTTTTTCCATCCCTGTTACAACAAAACCACTGCCTTTATAGGTGGTGCGAATGTCGCAAAATGGTGTTAGAAGCCGGGGTAAAACCCGAAAAATTAGTGCTGAAACCTGGCAGAGAGCAAGAGATTTGGTTGCTGCTGGGAGACACTCTTTGCGCGAAATAGCGCGAGAGTGCGGCATAATCCATTCAACGCTAATCAGGCGGAAAAACAACGAGGGCTGGTATGATCCTCACGAAGAAGCAAAAGAGCTTCCGCCACCGCCACCGAAATTAAAAAAGCGGAAGAACGATAAAGAAAAAGGCGTAGGGCAAATAGACGAAATATCCCGGTTTTTGTCTGATGCGCCAGACAGAGAAAAATATGAAGATCTTCTAACCTGGTGCCAGGAACTTTTAGCCTGGTCACTTGCCGGCGTTTCAAAGTGTGCAAGAAACAGTTATACAGCTCAAACATTTTTAATTGAGAAGCTCCCTAACGTTATAAAATCGCTTGCTATTGCTGGCACAAAAGGCGGCTCGCTTGAAGATGAAGCCGAAGCCAGGCGTAAAGAAGTCGAAGAGAGAATGAAGGCAATCGAAAGGCCCAAAGCGCGCGCATTTGATCTGGGCGAAACTCCAGAAAAGCAGTCGCAAAAGAACCATGATTAATGCTGCTCAAGTCCTCGATCCTTCTGTCTATATTCCACCGACGGCCTTGTGGGGCAGGTTTTATCTACCTAACCACTTTAGAGCTGAAAGCCCGGCGTTTCACTGGGCCCTGGAAGATCATTTAAACTGCGAAGGGCGCTTTGCCGCTGCTGTATGTCCGCGTGGGCACGCGAAGTCTACCTTTGTTGGATTTGGAGATCTTTTAAAAAAAGCTGCTTATGGACAGTTTAAGTATGCTCTTTTAATCTCTGACACTCTTAGCCAGGCCTGTGATTATCTCGATGACATTCGGAATGAAATTGCCGACAATCAATTTTTAACAAATGATTATCCAGGGCTTTTGCCTGGCAGAATATGGAGTCGCAGCGAAATAATTTTTGCAAATGGCGTCAGGATAAAAGCCTTTGGCGTCGGACAAAAGCTGCGCGGCCGTAAGCATGGCGGGACTCGCCCTGACTATATTCTAATGGACGACATTGAGAATGATGAGGGTGTAGAAAGCTTAAGGAGGCGCGAAAAGCTTAAAAGATGGCTTACCGGCGTAGTGATTCCCGCACTGGATCCGGCAGGTAAAATCAGAATTGTTGGCACGATTCTGCATCGAGACTCGCTGCTATCTCGAATTTTGCGAACAGAGGGCTGGAATGCTCGGGTATGGCGGGCAGTGTCGGATGATAATCTGGCGCTATGGGAAGATTGGTTAAGTTACAAAAAGCTGATGCAGTTAAAAACGCTGGCTGCAGAAACCGGCACCCTGGATTTGTGGTATCAGGAATACCAGGGAATACCACGCGCTCCAGAGGGCGCATCCTTTCAGCCGACCGATATTAGATACTTTAGAACGATTGGCAAAGATGAAAATGGATTGCCAAGGCGATTTTACAAGAGCCTGGTTGTTGATCCTGCGGTCTCTGAAAGCACTAAGTCTGATTACACTGGTTATACAGTGGTTTATGCGTCTCATGATGGTTACTGGTTTGTTGTTGAGGCATTCAGGCGAAAACATGATCCGGCGACAAGCATTGAGACTATAAAAAAATTACACGACAAGCATCGCTTTGACGTGATTGGCATAGAATCAGTTGCATACCAAAAGACCCTGGCTTTCTGGGTAGAAAAGATTTGTGAAGAAGAAGGCGTAACACTTCCAATAGAAACTATCACACCTGACCAGGACAAAAGGCGAAGGATTCTGGCCCTTCATCCATTTTTCAGGATGGGCCGCATAATATTGCGCTCGTCGCTAAGTTCGCGCCTGGAAGAAGAATTGTTAAATCTTGATGATATTGACCACGATGATATTGCCGATTCCCTGGCCGGACACTTGTTTGTAACTATTGCGCCCAAGGCTCCGGCTATGCGTGCGCTTGAATACAAAGATGCAGCCAGCGCAAAAGCTGCCAGAGAAATTGCCAGGTTAAAAAGATTAAGAAAAAGAGGAATGGACTGGGAATATATGAAGCAATAAAACCAAAAATTCTGTGTTTATCGCTGTTGTAACAAAATGCCTCCTATTTTGGAGGCGATATGCAAAAAGTTTTTGGACTTCAGAAAATTCAAAGCCCCGGTGATCTGATCAACTGGATAAAAGACCGTCGACGCCTTGAGCGTGACCGTCTAAGAGGTAGTTGGCGCGATTGGCTAAACAACCTTGCAGTTTTTCATGGCCGGTCAGACATGCAGATTACCGATGATTTGCGCTTGATAAAAAGGTTGTCACCCAGACAAGAAGAGCGCTTAAACAATATTGTCGTTAACTTTGTCCAACCGCACGTAAGAACGATTGCTGCAAAAATTCAGCGCGGGAACCCTATATTGTCATGTTTGCCTGCAACAAGCGAAGAGCGCGACGTTCTTGCGGCCAAAGTCGGAGATAGATTGCTGCAGAATGAATGGTATCAGCAGCGCATGGATCAGCGCCGGCTCGAAATGTCTGTTTGGCTTGGGGCTACCGGCAACGCTCTTTTTCATACCTTTTTTAACAGAGATCTTGGCTTAATTAACCAGGGCGTTCCCATCGGAGAAGTTGAAACTGTTTGTCTTTCGCCTTTTAAATTCTGTGCCGAACCTTTTCGTTCTTCAATAGATAAGTGTCGCTGGGCAATCATCGATGAAGTAATGCCAATAGACCACATCCATGCCGCCTATGGACAAGAGTATAAAAACCGCACAGGTGTTGAGCTTTCTATAACAGCGGAAACTAACACTGATGATCAAAGAATGGATTTTGCTTCACAAATGCTGTCGGCATTAGGATTGCCTGATCACGAAAACTATGAAAGCAGTGAATTTGCTCTTTGCTCTTTCGCCTATCACCTACCATCTCCCAGATTTCCAAAAGGCCTGTATGCAGTAACCTGCAACGACAAACTTCTTTATGTCGGTGATTATCCGCTTTTTGATAAGACTGGCAACTATTTTGATTCCCTGCCTATTTTCCACTTCAAAGAAATTCTTTCGCCCTGGCGCTTTATGGGCGAAAGCTCAACAACGCTTATCAGGCAGCATCAAAAGACTTATGAAGAACTGAGAAATACTGAGTTAAAAATATTAAAACGCCGCGCAATGCCAAAGCTTCTCGTGCCTGAAGGCACCAGCATAAGCGACGAAGATATAAAAGATCCGGATCAGCTTGTCGTTAGATATCGGGCCAGCGTAAATGCTCCACCGCCGCAATGGGATAATGGCGGGCAGGCCCCGTCAGGCATATATAACAGCCTGGAATTGACCCGAAAAGAAGCTGATATGGCGTCGGGAGTGAACGAAGTAAGTCGCGGCGCACTCGACAGTAAAATGTCCGGACGCGCGATTCTGGCGCTGCAAGAACAAGACGAAACGCGGCTTGGCCATGCTGGAAAGCTTGCAGAAGCAGAATTTTCGCGCTGGGGTCAATGCGTCTTATTTCTCGTGAAAAATCATTATACAGAACCCCGCAAGTATGCGGTGGTCGGACAAGGCCGCCAGCATGCGGTTTTCTTTTTTGAATCTTCTCAGCTTGGTGAAACTTCTGATGTGAGATGCGAACCAGGTTCAGCGCTGCCACTAAATAGAGCCGCCAAACAGGAATTTGTAATGAACATGTTCCAGAATGGCTTGCTTGGTCCAGCTCAGGCACCAGAAGCACAGCTTCGTGCAAGAAGAATGATGGAATTCGGTCAATTCGATGATGCCTGGGATGATGACGCTCAGGATGAGGGCGTAGCAGAAAAAGAAAACGAAGCAATTATCCAGGTTGTCAGGCAGGTTCTTGAGTCAGGCCAGCCACCTGAGGCAGCGTTGCAATATGTAATGCAGAACTTTGGCGCTCAACAATGGGATAACCATCTTGCGCACATCAAAGTCCACTTAAGAACTTTCAAGTCGCCCGGCATTCGCGATAATCCGCTTATGTCATGGATATTCCAGCAGATTATAGGACAGCATTCGCAGTTCATGTCGGGCGCGCCAATGGATCCAAATCAACAAAATCCAGCCCCGAACGCTGTTACAACAAATTTACCCCTAAATGAAGGAGGTCAAAATTTACCGAGCAATCAGCCGGGAAATGCAGATCTTCAAATTTTACCCAGTGATGGAGGCAAATAGTATATGAACGGAGAAAGTCAGAATTTTATGGATCAGCAGCCAGCACAGACCGCTGCACCAGCAAGCCAGCCAACGGCAAACCAGACAACAGAACTGGCCCCTGCTCAGTCTACGCCAAGTCAGCCAAACGATGAATTTGCAGAACTTAAGCGCCTTGCCGGCGCTGGCGCTGAAAGAATGGGCCGGAATATGGTCGACGCCCCACAGGGAAATGATGGCGACGGCGCTGAAACTGAGCCGCCAATGTCTCTCCCGGCAGGCCTTGTAAATAATAATTATGCGACCGCTCCACAATCTCAACCTCAACAGGCCCAGCAACCTCAGCAGGCTACTCAGGGCGAAAATAATCAGAATCAAGCGAACCAGGAAGGCAATGCAGAAGGCAATCAGCAAACCAAAGGTTCGGACGAAGCAGAACGCCAGGCACGAGAAACTTCCAAGATTGTCCTGAAGAATGCTCAAGGCCAGGAAATGGCTTTTGACAATGATCAGCTGATCCAGGTGTTGCAGGGATTTCAACATTATCAATCTCAGATAGACCACATTCAAACCGATTTTAATCAAAAATACCAAACCCTGGAGCAGGAGCGGCAGCAAATCTTTGCGGAAAAAAGTCGCATTGATTCGCTAATGCAATCTGAAAAAGGCTTTATTCTTGAAGCGCTTGAAAGCAATCCTGATTTTGCCGAAAAAGTGGCCGGCTTGATATCTGAACAGCCAGATCTTTTGACCGGCTATCAAAACAGAAAAGTAGACACTGTTGCCAACCAGGGCAATGAAAAAATTGCTGAACTTGAACAGAAATTCAACAGCTTCCTTCAGCAACAGCAACAGGCACAGGCACAGCAGCAGCAGGCACAACAACAAGCGCAACAGCAAGCTTTCATTGATCAGACCGTAAATACAGTCCAATCTAACGTTGCTCAGCTTAACCAGAGGTATCAGGTTCCTGAAAAAACCATAGACGCTCTTACAGCTCAAGCAGTGCTTGAAGTGCAGGGCGGAAGATTGTCATTTGAGCCACGCACAATTACCAACTGGTTTGAAAACCAGATGAAAGCAATCTCCCAGGACCTGAGCAACATAAAAAACCAGGTCAGAGGCGAATATCTCTCGCAGAAACAGTCCGCGCCACCACCGCCACCTACAGGCGGGGGGGCACCCAACCCAGTCAACACGGCCGAAATGTCTCCGCGCGACCGAGTGCGGATGATAGCCGGCCAGTTGGCGTCATTACAAAATGGAACAATCAGGTAAATCAACTGCCGCGCGTGCGGCGGTTTAAAAATCACAGGGGGTAACTTCTATGACTACCGCAGCTACAATAGCGGCAATCTCAGACATTTTACAAACTCAGTATCTTCCGGTGCTCGAACGACAGTTTCCGGAAAAACGCGTTCTTGAACAGATTCTGGAAAAAAACACAGATGACGTTGAAGGACTTGTTGCCAAGATGGCAATTCACGTAGAAGGCAACACCGGCGTCGGCTACCGTAGCGACAATGGAGATCTGCCCTCTGCTGGTCATCAGCAATACAAACAGGTAGAAGTTCCCATGCGTTACTTCTACGGTCGCTGTTCTTTTTCTGGTCCAGCAGTTGCAGCCTCTCGCTCACAGGCCGCTTCTTTCGCCCGCGTCATGGAAGAGGAAATGACTCGTCTGGGCAAAGACATGCGACGCCTGGCAAATGTTATCAACTATCTTGATGGATCAGGCGTTTTGGCCGTTGTCGATTCCGTTGTAGACGCTAACAACATCATTGTTGATCGTTGGTCTAATGCTTTTGTTAAAGGCAGAACCCTCGACAGCTATACCGATAAAGCTTTTGGCACAAAGCACATGGATTCAAAATCGATCTTGGTAGCTGACAGAAATAATCTGAAGCTTACTATAACCGGCCATGGCGCTTCTGCGGGCGACTACGTTGTTCTTGAAGATTCTGCCGGAATTTGCCAGATGGGTCTTACCGGCATTTCTGATGATGGCACGCTCATGAGCACCTTTCAGGGTCTTGCTGTTGCAAGCAATCCGATCTGGAGAGGCATTGTTCTGGGAAATAACGGCATAGGCCGCAATGTCTCAGAAGCGCTTCTGATGGATTCTATCGCACTGTTCGAAGAAGAAGAAGTTGAAGCAAATCTGCTGCTTGGAACAATCTTCCAGAGGAATGACCTGGTAAAAGAACTGAGCGAAAAGCGTCGCTTTGTCGGTACTGATAAAAAGCTTAAAGGTGGCATCAAGGCAATTGAAATTTGCGATGTACCATTTACCTGGGACCGTGACTGTCCAAGAGGCCAGACCTTCATTATGGACAAAACCCAGTTGTCCTTTTATCAGCAGACTTCTGGCCTGCAGTGGATGGGCGATGATGGTTCAATCCTTTCCAGGATTCAGAACAAAGACGCTTATGAAGCAACTCTTCGTTGCTATCGCGAACTTGGCACCAAAAAGCGCAAGGCAATCCTGCGTCTTGACGACATTAACGAAAACCGTATCCAGTAACGTGCCTCCGTTACCTAATAACTGATGCTGGCAGTGGATCGGCAGGGGCCCAGCTATTAGCCTCTGCCAATTCCCCAAAAGGACAAGCTACATGATCGAATGCCCGAAAGCTTCGCTTGAAAGTATTCAGCGCACTTATCCAATGATAAAGGCCGTAAAGTGGAATGGCCGCAAAAAATGCTTCGAGATCTTTGAGGAAATATCAAAGGATGCTCGTTTGCAGCTTCGCAGAGTTCTCGACTATCAAAACCCTGACGGTTCGCCCCTGCCTTTTATTGCAGACCGCGCGCTTGATCTTTTGCGCAGAGCCGACACCAGGCTTTGGCCTCTCGAAGAAAGAATGAAGCTTTTTGATAAAGAAGATGAAGAAGATGAAAAACGCCGGGAGCGGCGGCTGAAAGAAGAGGTCGGGGCCAGAATAAAGGAAGATTATCACTATATTGCAGGAATTCCTACTTTTTTTGTAGGCAATAATATGCCTGTGGCCCGCGCCAGATATATGCCGGCTCAGGAAAAACTGCTTAAAGCTGCAGGAGCAATCTAAATGATTACCCGAAGCGCTTGCATAAAAAGAGCTCAGGCAAAAATGCTGCAGGCCTCTACCGACTCTATGTATTCAAAGGAAGATTGGTCAGATTTTTTTCAGTCTTCAGTAATGAGAATCTGGCACCAGTTAATGGATTTAAAGCAGAGTTTCTTTTGTAAGCGCAAACATGAAATAGCTCATATTGGAAATGGTTTTTTTCAGTTACCAGATGACTATTTCGAGCCAATTTGGGTAGCAGAAGCAAACGGCGAAGCTTTTTATGAAGTAGGAATCAGGAAAGAAAGAGAAGACTTAAGGGCCGGTTATGTAATAAACACCGACAAACTTATCATTGTTAACTGGTCAGACTTTCCAGACTCTCTTTTTTTAGATTATCGGCATTATCCGAAAGAGTTTCCCGATTGGGATCCGGCTCTTGATAATGGGAACGATCCCGAAATAGATTCGACATATGAGCTCGATTACCCGTTAAACAATCAACGCGGGTTGCGCATTATTTCCAACATGATTCCTATGATGGCCAAAGTAAAAGACGGCTCTGTAACAGATGCAGAGTTTCAGCTTTTTTTCAACGAAGAGTTGCGAAACTTTATGCCGCGATTCTTTACACACTTAACAAAATAACCAGGAGGTTTTTATATGAGCGCAATGGAACCGGCAGTTACAAGGTCTTATCACCCGACAAACATGCCAAGAAGAGACCCGATTGCACAGGGAGTTCTTAACAGGCATCACGGGAAAGAAGTTAAGGATAAGTTTGCAACGAAGCTGCCTGAAATGAATCCCGAAACCGCAAAGCACTTTTCGGCGGCCTCTGAAGCCACAAAGCGACTTACCGACGAGATAGTTCCAAAGCTTGTCTCACGTCTCAATGACCTTGAAAATGGCTTCAAACGATCTGAAGAGCTTTCAATAAAGCGCGACACAGAAATCAACAACAAGTTTGATGCTTTGATGGCCGCTGTTTCTGGTCAGTCACAGGCAAAAAAGCCAAGCAAAAAAGCTACAAAAAAAATTGGCAAAGATGCGACTGATGACTTCCAGGGCGAAGAAGAAGATGAGCTTCCACCGCCTGAAAAATAATGGCCAATCAATACCAGATCCAGTTCAGGCATGACAATAACACCCGGAGAGAGTTCGAAAATGTTTATAAGCTGCTTCGAATTCTCTCTAAGGGTTTATTGCTGCACATTTCAGAGGCTGAGCCGCTAGACAAGTTTGCGGGTTTGCGCTGGTTTAAGCCCTCTGAAGATGTTTTGAAAGAATGGACTGGAGACGGCTGGAAACAACTATATCCTGGAGTTTTTGCCTGATCATGAATGGATACGAAACAGTCTGGATTCGTCGCTTTGGTGGCGTTGTTCAAGATGGTATTCCCGAACAGATACCTCTTGGAATGCTTGCTGATGCGTTAAATTATGAACTTACAGCTGAGGGCGGTCTTCATCCGCGATTAGGTTATAAGCTTTATGCGCCTACCGGCACCCCAGACGGCCGGCCGATCAGAAAAATATTTGCAGCAGATTTTGATGGCACAATCCGCTTATTAATAGCTACTGATCAGCATATCTATGAATTTGTAAAAGCCTCTGACACCTGGACAAGTATTTATACAATTGCAAATACTTCTGCTGCCAGAATGACTTTTTGCCTTTTGAATGCGAACACTGCGCCTATCGTCGTTTTTGGCAATGGCGCGGATCCTTTAAAAAAATGGGATGGCACTACAGTTGAAAATTGTGAAAATGCTCCCGTGGGCCGGCCGGTTGCGTTTAAGAATTATATTGCTGTTTTCGACGTGCCAAACCAGCCTGGTCGAGTTCAGTTTGCTGTAAATCCTGGTGATCCCGATACCTGGGTTTATGGTGGACAAATTAAAGCCCTGGAAATGCGCGGAAAGGTAAAGTCTATTTTCCCCTTCGGCGGCGGACTGGTTGTTTTTACCGATGTGAGAACAGAATATTTTGTTGGTGATCCTGACTTTGCACAATCAATGTCAGTGCTTTCAGAAACCATAGGTTGTGCATCGCATGAAACTGTTGCAGACTGCGCTGGATATCTTGTGTGGTTGTCTCAGGCCGGAGTGGTTACCTGGAATGGTTCTGCTCTATTTCCCACGGGCAACCTTTCTGATCCTGATGTTTCAGACGGCGTTATTCGATCACGAGTCCAGAGAGATATAGACCGCATTGCATGGGACCACAGAGAATTGATTTCAGGATATTTCGATCCGGCCAGAAAAAAATATTATATTTCAGCCAAGCTAAGGGCTGTGATAGGTGGCGATGCCTTTTGGCGAACTTTTGTTTATGATTTTAAATTTGGTGGTTGGTTTCCCTGGGATCTGGAATGTACTGCTGCTGACATTTTTGTTGAAAACAATCAGCGCCAGGTGCCATTGGTTGGCACAAATACCGGAGCCCTATTAGATAGAAGCAAAGAAAGTTTTTCCGATGAAGGCCTGGTTGCAGATAGAGAATATCCATACTGGGCTAGATTCAGCGATTATGACTTTGAATTGCCTAATCATGAAAAGCTGTTTAGAGAAATTCTGATCGGGGCCGGTGGAGTAGTCGAAAACGTTCCTCCTGGCGACAGAACTCTTAACATATCGCTTAGAGGCGAATTCGACCGTATTGCGGTTGATGATGTTGAAATGGATAATCCCACCGGCGGTTTCAGGCTTTCAATATCTGTGCTGGGCGACAGGCTTTCTGCTGGTTATCGCTTTGCAGAGCCAATGAAAAGAATAGCCATAAGATGCAAACACTTAAACTGGCGTATTCACGGACAAGGCAGAGACAATGCCGTTAACATGACCGCCATTGCTTTTTCTTATAAGCCGACTGTTAAGCGCTCAATATTGACTAAAATCTAAGGAGGTAGCAGTATGCTGCAGCGTCCGAGAGTTAATCCTAAACCCTTTTTAATAATTTCAATAGTGCTGTTAAGCATGCTACTGATAAGTAGCGTTTATTGCGCTACGCCCGAGAAGCCCTTTGAAGATCTGCAGGAAGGCGACACCCTAACCGCTGCGTGGTTAATGGGCACAATTAATACTTTGTTCAATTGGTCGCAAACAGCGAGTGCAACGCTTGATCTGCATGCGACAAATCACGCTAATCACACTGCTGCAACAGAGGCTCATGCTGCTACTGGTGCGATTATGGGAACAACAAATACGCAGTCGGTTTACAATAAATCTTTTGATTCATCAAATGGCATGGTAGGCGAGGCCATAAAGTCTGGAACGGTTGCCGATGCTAGAATTGCATCTACAATTAGCCGTGATTCAGAGTTGTCTAGCCATGCTGCCGACACTTCGACGCATGGCGTTTCCGGCTCAGTTGTCGGCACTGGAAATACTCAAACCCTTACTAATAAAACTCTGGGCACAACTAACTCCATCGATGGAGGCGCCATAAAAACAGGCACCGTTCCTGATGCTCGAATAGCATCAACGATTAGCCGGGATTCGGAGTTGTCGAGTCACGCTTCCACTACTAATACTCACGGTGTTTCAGGCGCAATAGTAGGCACTGGAAATACTCAGACCCTTACTAATAAAACCCTTACTGCTCCGACAATAAATGATGGGACCATCAACCTGGATGGCGGTATGTTTGTTCTGCCTCAAGACACGTCGTCTACCGAAACTGTAAAAGGTAGTATGGTGTGGCATTCTGATATCAACCGTTTAACCATTGGAACGGGTTCTAATATAAAAACCATGGTGGATCTAGACACGCCCCAGGTTGTTAGCGACAAAACAATCCTAAGTTCATACATTCACAGCTCTTGTGAAGTTCATGGCGCTGCAGTTACCGCAGGATCTTTGCCCTGGTCAGCAATTCCGCAGGGAGCAATACCCACCGCCTATTCCATAAATGGCAGCAACTGGTCCTGGTTAGGCACTGATCTGGCCGTGATAAATGGTGGAACCGGTGCCAGCGATGCTGCAACGGCCAGGTCAAACCTTGGCGCAAATGCTTATGACTTTAATATTTATGTCCCCGGGCTTTACCAAGACAGCGAGGAAATTGCAAGGATCCCAATTGGACGCGCAATGACTCTTGCCGCTTCAAGCTCAAATATTGATGGAGTTGCTTTAACGGTTCCAAGCTCGCCTGTCACTATTCACGTAGTTGCAGAAGGTGCAGACTCGGCTTCTCCCCCTCCGCCTCAAACTTACCTGGGCGCAATCAGCATAACAACTTCCGGCGAAATATTGATTAGCGATAGTTGGACTGCAACAAGCTTGTCGGTGGGAGACCGCCTGGTTTTATCTATTGATGGTAGCGCTAGCGGCCTTGGAGAGCTTTCAATTTGTTTTCAAGGTTCTTACTAATGAAAAGACTATTCTGTTTTCTATTCCTGGTTGTTTCTGTTGCGGTCGGGGCGCAGGCTCCGACAAAGCCTTATGATTTTAGCCGCACGGATCCGGTTTCTTCCAGCAAGATAAATCAGAATTTTGATTTGCTTTATGATTGGTCGGCAGTTGCCAGCGCAGCGATTGATGCCAAGTCAGATTCCGGACACTTGCACGATGATCGGTATTATACCGAGACTGAGTCTGACATAAGATTTGCGGCGTTTTCTCACGCTCACGCATATTTGTCTGATGGATGGCTATCTTCCAGAACAATAGGCGATGCTAACGCAGCCGACTCCGCTGGACTGACTGCTTACTATTTAAACGGCTCTAATGAACCTGATCCCGCATCTCCAGACTTTGCGCTGTTAACGCAAAGTTATAACAATGCGTGGTCAACCCAGATGGCTTCTGATTGGCGAACCAATAAATGGTTCGTGCGAACGCAAAATAGCGGCACATGGGGGACGTGGGCAGAGCTTTGGCACTCTGGCAATGCTCCCTACCTTTCCTTGAATGCATGGGGTGGCCTAAGAAACATGACTCCTTATGGCTATATCGATTTCGGGCCAGCTAACGCTGATTGGGCACATATTTATACTGATAGGCCAGCTTTTTCTTTTAATAAAGAACTTTATCGAATTGGATATAAAATGTGGGACGCTGGCAACGACGGATCCGGATCCGGCCTTGACGCTGACACATTAGACGGTTATCACCTCTCAACAACTCGGAATTCTGCCAATACCGTACCGGTTCGAGATAGTAGCGGTTATATAAATCTTGGCTGGATAAACACAACCAGTGGGTCTGCCGGCACAACAGCCCCCGACAGAATTTACGGGTCTTACGACTCTTTCTTGCGTTATTACACTCCAGCAAACCTTGCAACAGTCATGGAGCCTTATTTAGATGATCATTTCTGGCAAGCTGGTAATGACGGATCTGGTTCAGGATTGGACGCTGATTTGCTGGATGGAAATCATGCAAGTGCATTTGCATTAAGAAATCTTTGGCGCCATGCAAGTCCTTTTACCAATGGCAACAGTTCTCCAAGAGTTTTTAATCCTGCGGGCCTCTCTACCGCTTTTATAGAAAGTTCTTATGGCTGGCCTGTTTATTACGGACAAGTTCTAAATATTCCTTCTTATACAAACACACAAGACGGGGCCGCTATGCAAATTGTAAGCCCTTATGCTCAAAGTTACACAGACGGCGGCAGACCTATTTACAGAGTAGGCAAATACGACAACGCAGGTTGGACAGAATGGAGAACTATTGCGGATGTTGAAACTACCGCCAAGCAACCCTGCTCTTTTTATATCCCAGGACTTTATACAGCCTCTGAGGTAATAGCCCGGTTTGTCGCTCCGCGAACAGTAACCCTACCCTCCGGCTGCTCAGGAAGTTATGCAAATCTTGAAACCGCCCATAGCTCTGCAATCACCTTTGGTATTTACAAAAACACAACGCTGGTTGGAACAATTAACTTTGGTGCCAGCTCTACTACAGCTACCTTCACTCTATCAAGCTCTCAAACATTTTCGGCTGGCGACACCCTTGTAATTAAAGCACCTGGTTCAGTCACTAATGCGGCTGGCCTAACACTGTCTTTGATGCTCACTCACGACTTATAAGCAAAATTTCAGGAGGCAATATGCGAAACATAAGATCAGATCAAATTTTTATAGGCTGCTTGATGATCCTGGCCGTTCTTCTGGCCGGGGTTGCGATTTCAGCACAGACCTGCATTGTTGTTAAGGCCCCGCCTGGCAAGCAGGTTTTTACTACCCCAGGGGAATTTGAATGGCCATTGGGCCATAAAACCATTTATTACGCTGTCTGGGGTGGTGGCGGCGGTGCCGGCGGCGGTTCGAGCACTCATTATACCACTGCGCGCGGCGGGGACGGCGGCGGTGGAGCTTGCCAACGCGGTTCAATTTCTCTTTATAACAATAGCGAGCCAAGAAAACTTGCAGTGGGAATTGGCGGTGGTGGCGGTGGTGGGGCAGCAGACGGCTATGGTGGCGGCGGCGGCGCAGCTTCCACTATCGGATACTATCAAACGGATAAATATGTAAGAATTGGCGCTTCCGGCGGCGGTGGCGGCGGTGGAACCCTAAGCTCAACCTGGGTCGGAGTTCGGGGCGGAGCAGGCGGCGAAAATGCTCCACTAGGCGGCGGTTCTGCGGGCAGCACTTCTGGCGGCGGTGCAGGAACTTACGGCGGAGGAAACGGACTTTTCGGAGCAACCGACAGTGATATTTCTGCCGGAGGTTATGGTAATCCTTACACAGGCACGGGCGGCGGTGGCAATACTAATACTAAATCTCCCGTAAACGGCGGTTCGCGTGGCCGCTATGGTGGCGGCGGAGGTGGTGGCTTTTGGGGTTTGCGCAGCAACGGCGGTTATGCAGTGGGATATTTCCCTCAAGTCGGCGGCGGTGGCGGTAGCGGGTATTATAATGGTTACCACCTGGGCGGCGGCGGAGGAGGAGTTGTGACGGGCAGCTTTTCAAGTGGAGCTGCTCTAGACACGACAGGTATTGCCGGCTCTGGAAGCACGCCAGGGTATTCTAGTTGCCCGGATCTGCCAAGTTACTGTGCTCGCGGTGGAACGGGAGGCGGCTATCAGCAAGCGGGAACAAATGGGCAGAGCGGCTGCGTAATCTTTTATTGGGGGCAAAAACCATGGTAAAAATGCAAACAAATTTTGATTGCGGACCTGTAGCAAGCTATAACGCTATTAAGAAATTCAAGCCTGATCTAAACCTTGCCTACGCTCACTTCAAAAGGCGCTGGAAGTGGAAGGACACAAATTCTTACAAAGACAACTTCCAGGATCAGCCTGGTCATCATATAGAGATTTTACGCAAACTAAATATTCCTTATCGCAGGACAACAGCCGAAGAAATAATAAAAATTAAGTGCCCGATTGGTCAAACTGTGATTCTGCTACATGATCCTGATGATCCAATTCTTACCCAACATTGGTGTCGATACATTGGTCGCGACGAGGGCAGAGCTGTGATATTTGTCGACTGGGGCAATGGCAAAACCAGAGCATTTTCGTTTTCGAAGCTTAGAGAAATGTTTAAGGCCGGCGCGCCTGATTTTGCTTATGTGGTCGGTGAATACGAAAGAAGCCGCTGGCATAGGTTTCAGAACTGGTTTTGGCTGCAACTAGGTAAAGTCACCAAAAGGATTTCTTCATGGTTCTAAACCAAATTCCAGACTGGCAATGGTTCTGGGGCGTCGAAAAGCAGCCTTCTGTAGAAGAGTCGAAAAAAATCCTGCAAGACTTCGACGTTGTTGAATCTACTCAGGAAACGATGCTGGCCATTCAATACGACCACAAGAATCTTGTCGCTTATCCGCATATTTATGTTGCGCCAGATGC